GGCGACAACCGAAGGTGGCACGTAAAGCATGGAGTTAGCAACATTGTCTCTAACTTTGACCCATGGGTAGAAGGCGCATCCGTAGCTAGAATTAAGGTTCATATCCTTGAGAGTAGTTACTGTCGATTCTACATCGCCTAGGGCGTCTGCTGAAGTCTCTAGGCTGTTTCTCTCATGAGGAGGCTTGTAGCCACCTGGAACATCAATAATTGCAATTGCGTCTGCTCTCTCTTCACATGCCGTCACCAACTGACTAGTCAGGCTGGTGTTGGTTATTCCTGGCAAGCATGCAACATCGTACTCTAGGAAATCAGGATCGGCTATAATGTCGACTGCCTTCTTCAAGCTGTAGAAAGTAGAGTTGTTCGCTTCGCTAGCATTACTAGCCATGTATGAGTTTCTAAATGGATCTTGCTCTGTTACATCGAATCCGTCAAAGCCGCCGAACATCGGAGACGTGAATTTCTTAAATCCTGCTCCTGATCCGGTCAGAACGAACGCAGAGCCTGACTTTGCAGTCCAAGATCTGCCGCCTGCTCTAGACCCGGACACCCAAGCTGAGTGAGTCGTGTCTGCTCCGGATTGTTCAACATCGTCAAGTGTAAACACCCAAGAGTATTGTCGCAGCGTGCCGGCAGCATCGAGGGCTGATGGATCGAGCGCAGAGGGCTGGCCTCTAAACAGATCCAAGTTCGTTTGATCAAATCTGCGGACATCTTTGATAACCGACTGGTATCCAAAGTAAGCCTTGGATGGTAACACAAGTGACCCTTCCGAGGATGACGTTCTAAGTCTAGAAGTTGGCCATGCAATAGAAGCTGTAAACGGGTGCGTCGTAGCGCTACCAGAGATCATTTGATTTGCTTGGTGGCCATTACCTGCTGCATCTCGTGGTACAAGTGATGCTGAAGGCAGGCAATTGCTTGAACCAGAGCCGGCCGCAATAATAGAGCCAGTTGTAGTTTGAATCAATTGATGAGTTTTAGGCACTGTTGGGCCGTATACGCCATATGGGCTTAAGCCTTCGGCGCCACCGTCAGAAACAAGCGGACTTACTTCAACTCTTACAATATTGGACCGAAGATCGTTATCTCCATGTTCGATTAATCTCTTGTTGGTTTCATCGTACGTAAAGTGTCTGTCACCGATTTTACGACCAATGTAGTCAGCCGATGTTGGATTCAAGTTACACCCTGTGTATTGTTCTAATACAACGGGATTTCCATCGGTATCGTGAGCTTTGCGAATCTGTACAGTGAAAGAGCCGAACTTGTTGAAGTTATCGCTAGGTACCTTAAGATCTGCAATGGAGATTTTATAATCTCTGTTTGCTTGTTCACCACTATCTAGCGCATGAAGCTTGAAAAGCTTTTCTGTGTCGGTAGTTGGATTAAAGCTAGCCGTTGCAGATCCGCGAGTATCTTGAGAAATAAACCAACCACTCTGTGCTGCTCTCGTAGCTTGTTTGTGGTTGTTCCAATCAACTTCGCCGGCGCCTAGGCCACCGTCGAGAGCAAGGATAACACCAAGGAAATTGCTGTTGTCTGATGCACCGGATCCAGTGATCGCTAATTTGCCGTTCTCGCTAGCTCGGACATTCGACTCAAAAGTCTCGCCCAACCAATGGGTTTGAGTTGTCGAAGTGCTAGGTACAATCTCGCTGTTAGTTTTTGCGGGATCAGTATTGAATACCTTTCTGATGAAAGTTTGAGAATCTCTGTCAAAATCAAACGTTGCGGTCTTTTGTACAACCGATGATCCATTAAGCACTTTTGCAGTGAATTTCAATCCACTATCGCTCTTAATGAAAACGCCTGCGCCTTGTCTTTGTACTCCATCTCTTGCGGTACCGGTTAGCACGAGAGCGCCTTCTTGCAAGTACCAAATTGCTGCTAACGTACCTGTAACAGAGTGTCCATCGCCGCCAGTGAAGGCCGAAGAGACAGTGTAGATATTATTAGCCGTTACAGTTGCGCGCGCGATGGTCTGATTGCCGCCGACACCTGCTACTTGTGATAAAGCAAGAGTGTCGTTTGCTGCATCGGCCGTTGACACCGTTATTGTAATTGTGCCGTTATGGCCGTTGGCGCTTTCGAGCGCGTCTTTGATTTGAGCAGCTACTTCACCAGCCGTTGCTTTGCCGTTAATTTGTATCCTGACATTATCTGAACCATCCAAAGTACCAGTGGCGCCGTCGTTGTCGGCATCAAAGATGTATGTTTTTGACGTGCCGGCAGCGTCAATTAACGTTAGTGTGCCTCCATCATATTGAGCAGGAGTTGCTGATACTGCCTGTAATGTCGCAGTTGCGGCGGTGCCGCCGCCATATGAATCCGGGTTCGGCATGACGAACAAACCATATGCTCCGCCGACTGCTGCAATGTTGTCTGAAGTAAACGAATTGTCAGTAATCCAGCCGGCTTCGGGAGTCTGACCGGAATCAGCATTTCCAGCTTGCTCGCCGAGAACGCGATATACAGTGCAAGGGGAGTTATTGCGCAGCCAAGCTTTAACAGCATATGCGGCATACGTAGGGGCAGTCAGTTCGCCAGTACGCCAGATATCACCGGAAGCGTTTCCTGGTGCAGGGTCTCCAAATAGTCTAGCAAATTCCTTGTAGGAATTAACCTTTACAGGGCGGTTGCCGGGTCCTTTTCGGAAACGACCAACAACCATAGGACCCATTCTCTCAGGAAGGGCTGGAATTCCGGATTCGTCAATTTCATCGATGAAAACACCGGGTGAAACAAATTTAAACTTATCGACTGACATATTTTTAGTGCTCCTTAACTATAAGCTGACTCAAAAACTTATGAACTTTTTCTCTAATAAATAGTGCTCGTAAAGCACAAACTCCTTTAAAATCTAAATTCACCATCTTCATCTTGTACAACTATTCTTTCTCTCGCGAATCTTATTTCCACCGCGTTTTCTCGACGGACAACACGTGGTTGTTTTTGGTTCTTTTCATCGCCTATTAAATAACCAAAAACATTAAAGTCAATAGACGTTTCATATTTACGTTCATTGGTTTCATAACTGGAAATATTATTCTCCATATTATAGTCCTCTCCAATAAAAGCTTCATATTGATTCCTGTTGTGATCGATTAATACACGTCTATGAGCGTTTGATACCCGGACAAACGGAGTCAACAAATCGTTCATTTGCTCTTGATATTCTGTTCTTAATACAATCTTGTATCCTACGTCTACATAAATCGGAATTGGTATTGTTATTGTCTCATATACGATTTTATTATTCTTTTTATCTTTGCCCCGATATAAAGGAAAATTTTTCTGTCCTCTTCTTCGAAAAGCATCTGCGTTGGCAAAATTACGAGTTTTATCTTGTTGAATAACCTTAGACATGGTTAAATATCCACCTTTAAGATCATTTTTGGGGTCTACCTTGGCAAAAGGTATAACTCTGCTTTTTTCGTCTTTTTTGACGCTTGCTCTTTCTATGGATATTGCTGGTAAAACCACCATACCTGTCAAGTCTCTGTTTACCTCTGTATCCTTAATATTATACGCTCGTTCCGAGCCAGACCAAATAACGGGAATTTTTTTAAACCCTTTGTTGGTATTGGCGTGTATATCGAGTGTCTCGTCGACAAATTTATAAACAGCAAAATCAATATCCTCCAGGCTAGACTTGAACCGAGGCACATCTCTTGGTGTATCTTCTTCGTTTATTGATCCTTTATGAGCCATCGAACGTTCCCTCACGTGCTCTTATGCACTCAGCCGTTATTTCTATTCTTCGATCAGCCTGGCCAAAAAGCTCTTTTGCTTCTTTTAAACTAACTATCTCATAATAAGCTTCGCCATATGCAACAAAGTCTCCTTCTCTGACAAATAGATCTTGATCTTCCGTTAATCTTCTCTTATGAAAGTGAACTGTTATTTTTGTCATTTTATCGACGCCGTATTTGTGCGTTTTTGTCTCTTGGCCTTGAAATTCGATCAAAGCATGCACTCGAACAGGCGGCAAAAAAGATTTTATAACAGCTTCGTTATAAAGTGGGTGAAAATTGGTGTGTTGCAAATCGATAGGATAATAAGCTACAACCTGGCCGATGACGCGCTCAATTAACTCGTCATTAAATTGCTTAACTAAATCGCGCTCTTTTTCTCCTAGAAACAAAGGAGGAGGCGGACTGTCGGGCTGAGACCATTTGTTTTTTTCACTTGCCATCCGTTACTATCCTTGATAAATAAAGTATGGGTAGAGTTGCACAGTTTCCTGAGTATTTTTAACCAGATTTTTTTGAATTTCTGTAATTTTCTCGTATGTTAGCTCATCTAGCACCTTTTGCAGTTCTTCACGAAGGGTTTTTTGTTCTTCTCGTGATTCGGATATTAACTTATCACCGTTTAAGGTAACATTGTTTCCCGGAATAGGTATTTGACCAAATTTTGATCTAATCTGACCTAGAGTTTCTTTTGACAAGGCCAAAGCAAACCTTCTAATCCACTGTTTTCCAATAGAATTTATGTTTTGGTAGGGGATGTTAGCCAATGGCAGGGTACTCATATTATTTACGCCAGCAGCGCCGTTTTTTCGGTCGTCCTGGTCATCCCATGGATCTTCCTCAACTGTAAATTCGAACCAAAACTTCTGAGTACTGAAAACACCAGGAACTGGAAACAATCTTAGATTGTTATTTTTGATTTCATATGAATAGTGAGAGTTTCTAGTATATATCGCATCTTCATATGCCATGGCCTGCAGCTTGTTCTGCCATGGGGGGATTACTTCAAAGGTTGAATCATCTGAATACATGCCGTATGTAGACATGTTACCAACTGTGTTCATGCCACCGTAATAACCATAAAAACGCCACATCGCATGCGGTGTCTTATAATACACCCTACGAATTGTTATTTTCTTGTTTCCAACTTTGTTATAAAAGTCTGAACTGGAATCTGTAGAGGAACTTGACACTGCGGCTTGTAAGTCATAGTCCTGCACATCTTGTGTGACACTGAAAGAAGCAGAATATATCGGCAA